TTGACAGGAGCAAGAAGACCAATGGAGCGAACCTCCCTAAGGGCTACATTGGGCCTGCTATTAGACGCATTTCTCCTCTGGACATTGTTTTCAATCCTCTGGCTCGTGACTTCGCAAGTGCCCCTAAGATCATCCGATCTCTTGTGTCACTTGGCGAAGTGAAGCAGCTCCTAGAGCAAAGCTCCAAGACAGACGAAGACAAGATGGCCGCTGAGGCTCTCTTTACCTATCTCACCGAGGTTCGGTCCAAGGTACGTGAAGAGCACCCACGAGACGCTACTTGGTCTACCAAGGACGCACTCTACACAGTTGCAGGCTTCGACACATTCAAAGATTACCTGTGCTCAGACACAGTGGAAGTTCTCACATTCTACGGCGACATCTATGATGATGACGCCAACAAGTACATGCAGAATGTGATCATCAAGGTAGTAGATCGTCACAAGGTTATCGTCACTATGGACGATCCTTCTGTGTTCGGTAGCGCTCCAATCTTCCACGCTGGCTGGCGCATTCGCCCCGACAACCTCTGGGCCATGGGTCCCTTGGACAATCTGGTTGGTCTACAGTACCGCCTAGATCACCTTGAGAACCTAAAGGCCGACGCTATCGACGTCTCGGTGTTCCCAGTATTCAAGATCAAGGGAACCGTAGAGGAGTTTGAATGGGGTCCCCTAGAGCGCATCTACGTTGGCGATGACTCCGACGTTGTACTCATGAGCCCACCAACACAGGCCATGGCAATCAACTCAGAGCTAGCCAACATCGAACGCCTCATGGAAGAAATGGCAGGCTCTCCTCGTGAAGCCATGGGCTTCCGTACTCCTGGTGAGAAGACTGCATACGAAGTTCGCTCGATGGAAAACTCAGCGTCTCGTATCTTCCAGAGCAAGGTTGTTCAGTTTGAAATGTCTTTACTTGAGCGTCTCTTTAATGCGATGCTCGAACTCTCTCGTCGAATGATGGATAAGACAACCATCCGCGCATTCGATCCTAACTTCAACGTGGCTGTCTTTACAGAGCTAACGTCCGAAGACCTAACGGGCAATGGCCGTATCAAGCCAGTCGCAGCACGGAACTTTGCTCACAAGAGCGAGACTGTGCAGAATCTAACGTCCTTCTTCAATAGCCCCGTCGGTGGCGATCCAGATGTGAAGCGACACTTCTCGTCTATTAAGATCGCTAAGATGATGGAAGAGTTGCTTGACCTTGAGCAGTACAAGTTGGTTATGGAGAACGTACGTCTAAGTGAGCAAGCTGATGCTCAGCAGCTTATGAACTCTCAGCAGGAACAGGTGGCCATGAATACCATGACGCCTTCTGGTTTCCTTCCTGGGGACGCTGATCCTAGCGCCATGGTACCACCACAATGAAGCCAAACCAAAGTTTGGAGAACCCACGCAAAGGCTTGGACTTAGTTTGGTTCCAAGGAATAAAGGACGAAGACTCAAAGAACTCCTTCGCTCTTAAGATACGTTCGCTTTCAAACGATCCTGTAATCAAGAAGCTGATCGGTATACTTAAAGCGAAGGAGCAGAGTCTCCACAATCCACCCGACTACGACGACGCATCGTGGTCTCATAAACAAGCTGACATTAACGGGCAGGTACGTTCACTACGCTACGTAATCGAACTCCTAGACCCATCTGAAAAGGATAAGTAACTCGGATGACCAATCCACTATTCGGTGACGACACAGTTGAGACCCCAACTGAGATCGATCCAAAGACTGCCATGGAAACTCTTGTCGGTGAAGGCAAGAAGTATAAGACCACAGAGGATGCCATCAAGGCCCTCTGGCACTCGCAGCAGCACATCGCTCGTCTAGAGCACGAACGTGCCCAGCAGCAGGCAGCCTTGAATGAACGTAAGAACGGAGAAGACCTTCTCGCTCTTATTGAGTCTAAACTAAAGGCCACAAGTAATGAGCCACCACCAGTGGTAAGTGAACGGGTACCTTCTAATAATGGAAATACACCTGCCATGAGCACCATTACCGCAGAAGACATCGAGCGTCTACTAGAACAGAAGCTAGCACAGAAGTCGCAGGCCACAACGGCTGAGACCAATCTGAACAAGGTAGTAGAAACTCTTAAGTCTAACTGGGGTCCTGGCTATCAGGCAGACCTACGCGCTAAGGCTAGTGAAATGGGCGTAACGCCTGACTATCTACTAGACCTCGCTAAGAACTCCCCATCGGTGTTCCTATCGGCCGTAGGTGGTAATTCAAAGAAGGGTTCGGTAACAAACTCGCTACCACCCGCATCTTCCTTCTCCTCCACAATTCCAGGTCAGCAGCCTCAGGCACGCAATTACGCGTTCTATGAAAAGCTACGGACCACCAATAAGGCTGAGTACTGGTCACCAAAGGTACAGAACCAGATGCTCAAGGATTTGTCGGCGATGGGAGATAAGTTCTACTCGTAAGCACACTATCGTGTGTTAACCCCACCACCAAGGAGCTTATTTAATGGCTTTCGCAACACAGACCAACGAGCACTTGATTCGTTCTAACCTCTGGACGAACCAGCTCAAGGACGTTCTCTACGCCGATCTAATGGGCTGGAAGTACGTCAAGACTCTCACTGATTTCCCCGATGGCGACACATTCAACATGCCATCGATCGGTCAGGCTGAAGTCTCGAACTACGTAGAAAACACCCCAGTTAAGTACACCGCGCTCGATACGGGTAACTTCACGTTCTCGATCGACCAGTACATCCACTCGGGTACCTACATCACCGAGAAGATGAAGCAGGATTCGTTCTACATGAACGAACTCGTCTCGACCTTCGTTCCTAAGCAGGCTCGCGCCATCCAGGAACACATGGAGACGAAGATTCTTGCTGCGATTCCAGATGGTCAGACAGCTTCGTCGCTCAACACCATCAACGGCGCACATCACCGCTTCGTTGCTTCGGGCACCAACCAGATCATCACTCTCAACGACTTCGCTCGCGCTCTCTTCGCTCTTAAGAAGGCGAACGTGCCACAGCAGAACCTCGTTGCTATCGTTGATCCATCGGTTGAAGCCACGATCAACCAGATCACCAACCTCACGAACGTCTCGAACAACCCACGTTGGGAAGGCATCATCGCTGACGGTATCGCTTCGGACATGAAGTTCGCTAAGAACATCTATGGCTTCGACGTGTACGTCTCGAACCACCTCAAGTCTGGTATGTCTGAGACGATCAACTCGGTTTCGGTCACCAACGGCGTTGCCAACCTCTTCTTCGCTGCTGTTCCTGATCTTCTCCCAGTCATCGGTGCTGTCCGTCAGCCACCAAAGGTTGACTCGGAGTACAACAAGGACTTCCAGCGCGAAGAGTATGTCACGACCTGCCGTTACGGCGTGAAGTTCTTCCGTCCCGAGAACGCTGTTACTGTCATCACCGACAACAGCCGCGTCTACTCGTAATCGCTATAACCTAATAGGAGTAATTTACTATGCCTTCAATTAACGCAGACGGCCTATTGGTTAAGTACGGCGCTGAGGGTGGTCAGACCTCCCGAGGCGGTGAGATCAACGTCGAAGGCGCTGATCACATCACTGAGATCGCTATCAAGGGTACGGAAATCCCAACCCTCGGTAACGTCGTTGCTGCTACTTCCAACAACACGACTCTTCCCCTTATGCACGGTGTCGAACTTCCTGTCGGCGCTCGCATTCAGAAGATCGAAATCCAGGTCGAAACGGCCTTCACTTCGGGTGGTTCTGCTACCCTAGACTTCGGTCTCGTTCGCGCTGACCGCACCACTGAGCTTGACTACAACGGCCTCATCGCCGCTCAGACAGTAGCCTCGCTTTCGGCTGGCGCGTTCATCACGATCACGACCGGCTCTGGTACGGCTGGCGCTCTCGTCGGCACCACGCTTGCCAACAAGGGTATCTTTACCGTGAACTACAACACTGCCGCCTTCACGGCTGGCCGCGCTGTAATCCGCGTGTACTGGAACTTCCCAAGCCCAAGCGTAGCCTAAGCCTAAGAGGGGAGGGCTTCGGCTCAGGTCGCAAGTCCTGGGTCCTTGCTCTCCCCTTTCTTTCTTACTAAGAGGTCGCAAGACCGATAGCCTTGCTCAGGAGACAATCATGGCCAGCGGTGGCGGAAAGAAACTTAAGTACAAGAAAAGCCTCATCGGCCCTGACGCTCCAGACTACCTCAAGCGGGCGGCAGATGATGTCGGCCTTAATGAAGCTAACTCAGACGGCACCTCGAACAAAGAGGTAGAGAAGTACATCATTGCTGTAACAGGCAAGCGTGCTAATGCCACAGACGTGCCTTGGTGTGCTTACTGGGTAGGCGGCATCCTAAAGGAAACCAAGTACCCTCAGTCAGGCTCGGGCATGGCTCGGTCCTACCTGCACTACGGCACTAAGGTAGAAGACGGTGATTGGAAGCAAGGAGACATTGTTGTCTTCTGGCGAGGCCGTCGAGACGATGGCGTTATGGGCCACGTAGGCTTCCTTATTGGCTGGGACGAAGACTCCGTTATCATTCTAGGCGGCAACCAAGGGGATGAAGTTTGCTTCCAAGAGTTCCCAATCCATAAGATACTAGCCGTACGTAGACCACGACTCCTATCTAAGTCTCGTACTATCAAGGCAGCAGGTGGCGCTCTCGTAACTGAGACAGCCAAGCCATTGGTTGAAATGGCTCCAGACCCTACACCAGCCTCCGCTTTGCCTGCACCAGTCGAAGCTATTACTAAAGCACAAGATTCCCTGGGCGCTGTTCAACCAATCGTTGATACTATCGGTGCCTGGAAGCCCTATATTAAAGTCGTCCTAACTACATTAACTGTTGCATTTGCACTACTAGTAATGTACTATCGCCTACAGGACGCCAACGAAAAAGGACGCGCCTAATGATCCAAATTCTAATTATCCTTGGAGCACTTGGTGCAGTCTTCTTTGGAGGCATCAAGTCAGCCTCGATCTACTACACTGGAAAGATGGCACGGGAGAAAGTCATCGTTCAAGAAGATCAAGCCAAGAAGACCAAGGCGGCCACCGATTCATCGGTTGAGCTCAATGATTTCGGAAACGAGGAACAACGTAAGTCCGATGCTAAGGCGGACCAGTTAACAGAAGAGGTTGAACAGGAAGATGTCAAAGCCACTCCAGACACTCGCAGTCGCACTATCCTTGATGCTAACTGGTTGCGCAAGCTCGACGCCATTCGCTAGCGCCCAGATCAATCTACCACCTCTACCAGCCTACGTAGCTGGACAGGGCAAGGTTACCAAGATTCCTAAGGGTCCACTCAACGAGGCTGGTACGAAGAAGCTTATCATCAAGCTCCGTCAATCAGAAGTTAACAACGCCCGTGCTGTCAGAATCGCCAAAGCAAATCACGAATACTTGCGCAGGCTGTACTATCAACAGCCTACGAGTGGGACTCTTGTTTGGCCAGGAGACCGTCCAGACTACCGACCAATCAATCGTAGACAATATCGCGGACTACTGGGAGGTCTTGGCCAAGATGACTAATTCCCCAGAAGAATCTGCAATCGTCAGGCAACTGGCCATCGGACAAGCAAGGACTGAAACCAAGTTGGATGAAATTCTCAGACGCCTTGATAAACTAGAAGACCTCGAAACCAAGGTAGATAAGAGCATCAAAGATCACCGATCTGAAGTAGATGCTGAGATTGAACGCCATCGCTCTGAACTAGAACTAATCAAGAATCGTATCAACATGATGAGCGGCGCTATCGCAGTTCTTGCCTTCCTTGCCCCAGTCCTACTCAAGAAGCTAGGATTCTAAAATGAACCAGAACCTCTTAGAGATCGTTCAGATTATCCTTAGCGCTCTTGATAGCGACGAGGTAAACAGCATCGATGACACTGTTGAGAGTATGCAGGTTGCTACCCTTCTCAAGCAGTTGTTCTACGATATGGCAACTGATCTTGATCTTCGTGAACACGAAGGCATGATGGAGATCAACGCCTCTCTCGATCCTCTCAAGCCCACCATTATGACCATCCCAAGTGATGCGTCAGACATTCTGTGGGTCAAGTACGACTGCCGAGAGGACGGAGACACAACTCCTCTCTACAAGGAAATCAAGTTCCTGCCTTTCGATGAGTTCCTACAGATCACTCAGGGCCAGCGTGGTAACTCCAACACTGGCGTTATGACGATCACTCAGGGCACCGAGACTTTCGATATCATCTATCGTAACGACAAGCACCCACAGTTCTTCACTACGGTTGATGGCTCTACTCTTATCTTTGACTCTTATGACGTGTCTATCGATGACACCCTAGTCAAGAATAAGACGATGGCTTTCGGCAACAAGTACCCAGCCTTCACACTATCTAACACATTCGTTCCTGACCTAGACCCTACCCAGTTCTCGTACTTCATTAACAAGGCTAAGGTCCGAGCATTCCAGGAACTAAAGCAAATGCAGAACCCCGAGGCTATCTCGGAAACCCGCAAGCAGCGCATTGTCCATCAGGCTCGTCAGTATCGGACCAAAGGTCTAACGAGCTTCCAACGAGTTCCTAAGTACGGAAGGAAATAATCTACATGCTAAAGTACACCATCACATTCGTTGAACCATCAGACAAAGATTCGTTTGACGAAGAGGTACGAGACGACAAGCTCTACTACCGTGTGACAATCCCTGAGCGACAGATGACCCTAGAAGTTCGCTCTACTCCCGGCTCCAACATGTTCGGATTCCATGTTACAGGCAAGGGACACAAGCTTCCTAAGGACCTAGAAGGTATCTTCACATCACGTAAGTTCATCGAAGACGCTCTTGCTAAGTACTGCTCTAATCCAGCCAACCAAGTTAATGTTCAGAAGGCTGCTAAGCCCACCGAACCACAGGTAATCACTAACCAAAAGGCTTAACGTATGGCTCGCACACAGGGAACTAAGATCGAGAACAACTTTGCGGTCGGTCTAGTCACCGAAACCACAGAGTTGAAGTATCCACGTAACTCCTGTGTGGATGCGGACAACGTAATCATCGACAAGCTCGGTGTTGTCTCTCGCCGTAAGCCAATCGACATCGAGAACTCGGTACAGACAGCCGCCAACCTAGGCTACACGCTAAGTGCGGACCAAATCAATTACCCTGTGCTGCCTTTTCTTTGGACTTCGGTCGGTGGCGACGGCAATAAGTCGTTCCTTGTCATCCAGCAAGGCAACATTCTCAACTTCTACGACGTGTCGGCTAACGCCACGAACGTACGTGATAACATTAAGGGCTTCACCGTCCTTCTAGATACGTACATCGTCTCTGGTTCATCTCTTCTTTCTAAAAATTACCCTTGTTCGTTCGCTAACGGGCGAGGCAAGCTCATCGTAGTCAACAAAGCCATCGATCCCATCAAGATTTCGTACGATGCGGTGGCGGATTCGATCACAGTATCCACATTTGCTGTTAAGTTCCGTGATTTCCAGGGCGTCCCATCCACAATTGCAATCGATAGCCGCCCAACAGCCTCGGTTGCAACCATCACAACGTCAAATCCAGCTCACCTGTACAACCTGTACAATGCTGGTTGGGGATTAACGGACGCACTGAGCCAGTGGGACACTGCAAGAGCCGATCTTCCTAGCTTGTGCGATACCACAGGCACCTTCCGTGCTTCAGAAACAGACGCATTCGACAACACCAAGGTCGGTCCTAAGTCTAACGGCAACTCCCTAGCTCCTCGTGGTCACTTTGTGATCAGCCTAGGACTAGAAGAGCGATCGGGTTTGAGTGGCGTGGATGTCGGAGGTAGCTCTTCCAGCATTGGATTTGCTGATGCTGTTGTCTCTCAACAGTTCACTCAGAGCGGGTATTCAGGACTCACTTCGTCCGCAACATCTGTGCCTATTGCCATCTCTAATATGAACGACACGAATCAATCGACGACAACGATGGGTCAGCTTGCTGTTACAAAGAACCCAAGTGGCGCGGTGGGTTCAGGCGTATTCAACTGGCAGATTTCTAAAACTTTTGCCAGCCCTAAGAAAATCTTTTCGGTGGTTACGAAGAGCGGTCCAGCAATTCCATTTTTCAATACTAGCTTTGCGTCTGGCTCAGGCACATTGCCTACTTTCAGTGCTGGGACTATAAAGATCTATGGTGTCGTCGGAGCTCTGTCGCTAACACTGGGCACACTGCTTGCAACAGTGAACTATACAAACGTGACCAATGAAAGTATCGTTCTAGTTTCGAGCGATAACGTAACTGCGTATGACCACGTACAAATTGTCTATACAGTTGCTACAAACGCATACACACAGTCGGCAGCTGGTGTTTGCAACATTCAGCTTCGCCCCGCTACCTTCGATGTATTCGAGGCTTTGAACTCAGCGACAGCCAACACTCGTCCAGAGACGGTGGCGTTTTATGCTGGTCGTGTCTGGTACGCTTCTCCAGGCTACAACGAGAAGGGGAGCCAGTTGTTCTTCTCTCAGGTTATCGAACGAGAAGATCAATACGGTTCTTGCTATCAAGTCAACGATCCAACATCAGAGTACTTCTTTGATCTACTCGCCTCAGATGGAGGCACAGTATCCATCCCTGAACTAGCCAATGTGGTTGGTCTCTTTGCTATGCGAAGCGCCCTTGTGGTGCTAGCTACCAACGGCATCTGGGTCATTCGTGGTAACAGTGCAGAAGGCTTCTCAGCCACATCCTATCGAGTGGAGAAGGTAACCTCTATGGGTTGCGTGTCTCGATACTCGATCTGCGACATGAAGGGACTTCCAGTTTGGATGGGTGAGGATGGCATCTACACTCTAGAGTACGATCCTAACTACAACGCCTTCCAGCTTAAGTCCCTTAGCGATGAACGAGTTCGCTCGTACTTCAAGGACACAGTGAGCGCAGACGCTAAGCGCTACTCTCGTATTGTCTATGACGTGACTGAACAGATTCTACGCATCGCGTTTACATCGGCCTCTACTATCACATCGGGTCAGGAGTTCTACTTCGACAAGATGATGAACTACGATGTGAACTCTAAGGCGTGGTACACATTCACCTTCGGGACTACGCTGCCTCTTATCGGCATCGTTAACGTAGTGGACGCTAACCACGTATATCCTTCTCGCCTCAAGTTCATCTATCGGTCTAACCACATAGACTCTGTAGACAAGTCCTACTTCGGTGAGTTCAAAGACACCACAGTACATCAGGACTTCACAACATACGCCTCTAGCTCGTGGGCCAATAACACTGCCCTACTGTACGTGCCAACTAGCTACGTAGTCACAGCACCAACGGTTGATGCTGAGGCCATGAAGTTCTTTCAAAGCAACTACATCATGGTGTTCTTGAACACAGTAGCTAACGCAGCGTGCAAGCTGCAAGGTCAGTTTGACTGGACCTCTAGCGGTTCTTCCGGCAAGTGGTCTACCTCTCAGGAAGTCTACACTACTATCAATCTATCTCGCCTAGGCTATCGTAAGCTCAAGCTTCGTGGCAAGGGCAGAGCACTATCACTCAAGTTCTCGTCTAGTGGCACAGCACCATTTGAGATTATCGGCTGGGCTATCTACGAAACTGCAAACGCAGGAGTCTAAGAAGTATGGACCCTTTTACCATGTTGATTGCTGGGGTCGGTATCGCAACCAGTCTCTTTGGAGCCGACAGGCAGCGAGATCAGCAACGAGAGTTCGCTGAAGCTATGGGTCGCCTCAACAGTGAGAAGTCTCAAATACAGCAGCGACAGAATGAAGCCTTGGCTGCCCGAGCCACACGAGACGCCATTCGTAGGGCGCAGGTAGCCCGAGGCATAGCAGTTAACTACGGCGGGAACTCAGGTCTGATTGGCTCTTCAGGCATGGAAGGTGCACTAGGTCAGATCAGCGGACAGCAGAACGCCCAGACAAGTGCCATCTCCAACGACCTGCTCAGCTCGAACCAGCTGATCGATGTCAATAGCCGCATGAGTGCTCTGAGTTCTCAGAATGCTATAGACACAGCAGACAACCAGTTCCTTAGCATGATCGGCCAAACGATCACCGGCAACGCTGGGGCTCTAAGCCGCCTAGGTCAAACAGGCGGACGCTTCCTACAAGACAGCTTCGCTCCTAGCGGCTGGCAGACTTCAATTCAGTACGGCTAAGTATAAGGATACCACCAGTGGAAGAAGCACCAGTTCAGATGTTCCCTTCTGAGGCTCCTGCCTCTGAGAACGCCAAGATGTTCCCAGATGAAGGCACAACGGCTGGCTCGTTTCCCACCCATCTAGCAAACGAACGAGCCGATAAGCTTCACATTGCCCTTGGGGATAAGTCTCCTGGGTATGGGCAGCTTGTCGGCTCTTTGTCTACTACGGTAGGTGAGGAGATCGAGCGCAATCGTCTAAGCTCAGAGAAGGACGCAGAAGACCTAAAGCTTGTTCGTGATAAGCTAGGAGAAATGCTTCGTACTAAGACGAAGATCACTCCAGCAGACATGGAGCAGGCTCGTGCCCTTATGACTAAGACTACTGATCCTGATACTGTCATCGAACGGGTGATTGCCAACGGGCACGTGAACCCAGCCAAGACAGTCCAGGAGCTTATGTCTAACATGGGTGCTACCTTCAACGGTGAAGGTCAGAAGGCCGTTACTGATATGTTCTACAAGGTCAATGACTTTGTGGCAAAGAAGGAGTATGCCGAACGCCTAGCTCAGGAGCTAGAAGCCAGGATCGAGGACAGCACATTTGCCCAGAAGGCTGGTAACTTCCTAGGTCAGGCGGTTCCTTTCCTTAGCTGGTACCGTACTCAGGACTCCTCTAAGGAAGGATTCCTAAAGGGCTCTAACATCAAGACTCAGGTCCAGGACTACATGTTCAAGGACCTAGAGGTAGGCTCCAAGGAGCTTAAGGCTAAGGTTGATGAGATCGCAGCCAAGAACCCTGCCATGGCCTTGGACTTCATCCGCAATTTCACTGATCCAAGCAACTTCTCTAAGGACCTAGACAACGTGATGGCAGGGCTAGACATAGCCACTGCTCCTGGTCTAGGCTTGCTTAAGAAGGCAGCTAAGAACCTACTTAGTATCTCACCCACAAACCTAGCTGGTCGTGCTCAGGCTGTCGGTGCCCACACACAGGCCACGAACATCCGAGCTATCGATGAGCTTCGTGTACGTGCCCAAGGGCAGACCTCTGTTCAGGACTTCGCTGATCTTGAGCGAGTGATTCCTAATGTTGCTAACCCTGGTGCTTACCTCGGCAATGGTTCTAGCGTCATTTCTCCTAATGGTGTGGCTAGAGCGGTAACAGAACTAGAGCAAAGCTCGGACACCATCCTTAAGAACGTCGTAACGGAGACTAACTACGTAGACCGTATCAATCCTGAGGTGCGTAACCTTATGCTCCAGGACAACGTACGTGTGTTTACTGCACGCTACGACAATGCCAACGGGGCTATTATGAACACCCGCTGGATTCGTGGTGCTGAGGAGGGAGCCTCCAACCTAGACTCTCTAGCTATCGAACTAGGCACACCCAAGGCTCAACCATTCGCTACAGCAGAGCTAGCCAAGGACACAGCTGATAACTTCTATGGATTGTCTGCTAAGGACTACACTATCAAGGAAGTAGAAGAAGGTGCAGGCTTCAAGATTGAGGTTCTTCGTCACGTAGACGAGAACACAGTCAATACCTACACAGCCATGCAGCTACAGAACACAGCCAACCGTGCCAACTACATTGGTATGCTAGGCTCAGCCGATAACTTCTTTGCAGCCTCTACCAACGCTGCTCGTAAGCAAACAGGCTATGGTATCTCAGGCACAGAAGAAGCTCTTCGTGCTAGCTACAAGCAGATCACCTCTCTTCGTGACCCCGAGTTCAATCAGTTCATTGCTCACGGTCGAGACAATCGAGTAGCCTACAACACCGCTCAGGACATGGAGCGTGCTTGGTTCAACATGCACAATCGCTTGCCAACAGAGCAGCAAGTGCTTGACTATGCCAAGGTCCTACAGGTCCACGAGCTAGACTACACGGTGCGCAACCTTGGACACTTGGCTAAGAAGGCCAGCCAGGGATTCGAGAACCACGTCCTGCCTCTAGACTTGCCAACGGGTAAGGAGCCTCCTCGTGGCTTCTTCTTCGATACCAAGTCTAAGCGTCTACAGATTGGCTCGGCTCCTAAGGCAAGCAACGACAACCTAGACCCAGCTAAGAGCATCTTCGAGAAGGCCAACCTCAAGGCAGCCAACGACGACACAGCGTTCTCTGGAGCCTTCAAGCAGGGCACCCAGAAGGATGTACGTCTCCCCGGTCCAGCCGCTAACGATGGCCGTGTAGAATCCTACACAAACATCTGGAGCGCTAACGACAATCAGTTCCAGCGTTCCTCTATTTCTCTAGAGGGTAAGTTCCTAGCAGATGGCATCCCTTGGGATATCGCTGATGAGTTCACTATTGCTGTCTGGAACTCTTCGCCTAACCAGACAAGGTACATCTACAAGAACAAGTTCACTAACGCTCGGCGCATTGCTGAGATGAATGATCTAGTACAGAACCAAGGCTATAAGGTCATTCAGATGAGCCCTTATGCTCGGGATGCTATGCGTCGTCTAAACCTAGACATGCCAGAGTTCCTACTAGTCAAGGACTTCAAGAGCGAACGCCTAAGCATCAATCAGATTCCTAAGGTTGAGGGCACAGGCCACGTTGTGTATCCTGAGAACTCGATCTTCATTGGTCAGGCTGATGTGCACGTATCCACTCGTGGTGGTACTCGCAACAGTTCGTTCGTAGGTAACAACAATCTGCACGTATTCACTGATCCAAATCAGGCTCAGGCTATCTTGCCACGTCTAGAGACTGCTCGTCAGTACCTAGTGCGTAACGATATCCCCGGTCTAACACAGTACCTAGTTAACAATCTGCCTTACTCGGTAGATGAGTTCTCTAAACTTTTCAAGCAAATCCACGGCAATGGTCGCTTCGATTTGGAGCAGCCATTCCAGATTCGTCGTATGGGTGAGAACAGCTTCGACAGCATCAAGGACCTACGCAACGCTAGAGGTGAGGTCTTATATCCAAATATACGCAACTACGCAGATAGTCCTCTTAACCCCTACAATGCAGACACATTCACAGCCTTCGGTCAGCAGCGTAATGAAATCCTAACAACGATTGACGGAGCCAATGCTGCGTTCTCTATGCGTCCAGCAGAGCTACTCAATCCCAAGGATGCTTTGATCCGTACGGCTGAGGACCTAATCGCCACACGCTACCTTGATGATCTCAAGGTTAAGAGTGTGCGAGATTTCGTAACTAACTATCAACGCATCTTGAATGTCTCCCTAGAGGAAGCTCTTCGGAATCCAACTAAGGTCTTGATGAATCCTCCCTTCAAGCCAGGGGCCGATCCAGCTCTAGTAGCTCAGGCTAAGAACTACCGTCGTGCTACGATGGAGTTTGTTGGCATGGACTCTCAGGCTGTCAAGGACATGAAGACTCTGATGGCTAGGGCGTACGATAGCATCTTCCCAGAAGAGTCGCTACTGCGTCGTGGCATCGATGGGTTCGATGAACTAACGGGCAGCATGATCAAGGACCCAGCTACCTGGGCTCGTAGGTGGGCGTTCCGCTTGTCTCAGATCAACCCTGATGCTCTCCTAACCCAGGCTACTCAGGTCATCAACGCCGTGGCTATCGCTGGCCCAACGGCCGGTGCTCGTGGTGCTGGTGCTATGATCGGCCTTAAGATGCTACGGAACAATGAGTCCGAGCAGCTTCTTAATATGATCGCCAATCGCTACGCCAAGGCCACAGGCACCTCGCCTGAGGACTACAAGGCTATGTACCAAGCGTACAAGCGCTCGGGCTTCGGTGCTGTAGGTGAAGAACACACCATGGCAGAGGGCCTAGGCCAGCCTCGTGTATTCGTAGAGGGTTCTCAGAAGGCAGTGGACGTAGGTCTTACCTTCTTCCGAGAGGGTGAACGGGTGACCCGTGAGGTTGCTTGGGCATCGGCCTTCTATCAGTGGCGAGCAGCTAACCCAACAGCCAGACTAACTAAGCAGATCGAGAACGAGATTCTCAACAAGGCTGATATCATGGCTGGCTCCATGTCCAAGGCATCCAATGCTACTTGGTCTAACGGCATAGCCTCTATTCCTACCCAGTTCTTGAAGTATCAGTTCCAGTTGTTCGAGCAGATCGCTATCGGCAAGGAGCTAACAGGAGCAGAACGTGCTCGCCTGTTCGCCTCTCAGGCTGTAGTCTGGGGCATCCCAGTGGGTGCGGTAGGCTCGGTTGCTGGTATCTATCCCTGGTCAGACAAGATCGCTGAGGCCCTACGTTCTCGTGGTATCGACACAGACAACAACAAGGTCACCAAGGTATTCAATGACGGCGTAGCTTCTGTGCTGTTTGAAATGGCCACAGGAGATAAGTACGACGTAGCTGGACGCTTCGGTCCTAAGGGTATCTCAGTCATCAAGGACTATCAGAGTGGTCGTAAGGACCTCGTTGAAATCCTTGGCGGTCCTTCCGGTAAGCTCATTCATGACTCTCTCAAGACTGTAGGTCGTGCAGCAGACACTACCTGGAACATGATCTTTAATACTACCGACGAGTCAGCCGCTAGCTGGAAACCTCTGGCCGATGATATCGTTAAGGTAATGGAGAACGCTGCTTTGGGTCGCAAGGCTAACGAACTATACGCAGCCCTAGCCCTGCAGAAGTGGATTTACAAGAACCGTCCTAACGGTATTGATGGAGTAACCAATACGGAAGCCTACATCCGTGCTGTTAGTGGTCTAACTCCTGACCGTATCTCAGAAGCAATGGCTCAGCAAGATGCGCTTATGCTTCGAGACCAAAATCAGAAGAGCTACGAGAAAGAAATTATGTATCTTTACAGGCAGGTTTATGCTAATATGGATAACCCTGCTGCCCAGGAAGCATACCGAGACAGGATCAACCTACTCTATGCTAAGGGTGAGTTCACTACAGACGAGCGCTACAGAATGATCAAGCGCTTCGGCTCAGAGGGCAGAGATACAATCGAAAGCATCAACCGTCGCTACATCCAGGCTAACCCAAATGCTAAGCCTCTGGTTGATAAGAACCGCGATACTCGTCAGGATACACTAGAAGGAAATCGTTAATGGCTCAAGGTTTTACATCAGGTGAGGCATCTAGGGAGTCGGGCTCAGTGCCCGATTTCTCTGGCTCTCGCAATGCTGGTCTCTCCAACACAGGTGAGATCATTGCCCAGAGTAACAAGGAGTTCAACACTACCGTTGTTAGGGCTCTGGACAGTGCCATCAAGATCGGTGACGAAGCAGTCATGCAGGCTGCTAAGGACGACGCTCGTGCTCAGGTAGAGGGCGTACAGGAGGACACCCGTAAGGCGTTCTTCAACCAGCAGATCATGAAGGAAGCTGTGGCTGCTATGCCTGAGCGTACGTCTCAGGAGATCGCCGACAAGCAGCGGGAAATGCAACGTCTAACGGACTCTTACGAGGCAGGAGCCATCACTCCTACTCACTACTGGTCTCGCCTAGACTCGGTTACCCGCAACCTACGTGCTCGCTTCCCAGGCTACCGGGATGAGATCGACAAGGTTGTATCTAGCATTACAGGTGGTAAGCCAGCCAACGAGGTAATCTCTCAGATACTACACGAGGCAGCCAAGAAGGCTCCCGATCCTAACAAGGAATACAACCACTGGTTCGAGAAGTCAGCCGGTGTTCCTGAGGTAGCCGCTGCCATTGCTCGTGGTGAGCGTCCAGACCTAGGGTTCATGCAGCGCGCCTATGCGATTGACACAGCTAACAAAGCTATGCGTGAACGGGCTCAAGCGGAGCTTACCTACGCTTCTGGTCAGAATGCCCTTAAGAGGAGCATCACTGAGCAAGACAAGGCTGATCAGTTCGAAAAGGCTAACACCGTTATCGGCAATGAGACAAGCTCGATCATTGATCGTATCGCTGCTCCTCTGAATCTAGATCGTCCAGAGATCAAGCAGGCTATGGACGCAGTTAAGGCAGGCAAGGCTAGCCCAGAACAGCTAGCTTCGGTTAACAATGCTGCTGCCATGATGCGTGCTCAGGGTCGTGAGGCTCTACGTCGCTACGTATCTGGTGCTAACTTCGGTGGCAAGACATTCTATGAAGTCTACGGGGATGTGAACAAGGCCAACGGGGCCATCGATGCTATGGAGAAGCGTATCGACGCCATTGCTGATGGTTTCCAGAAGGGCGATCACGCCATCCTCAGCACCATCGCTCAGACTAACAAGCTACGTCAGGATAGCAACGAAGGTCGCCTACTAGACGATCAGGTTCTAGGTAACCTAGCTTCGCTTCGTAAGATGGTTCCTGAGGTTGCTCTCACTGAGATCATCAACACCAACAAACAGTTCCGAGTACCTGTTGAGAAGTCTATCTACGCAGCTTTGAATACCAGCATTCCTCTCGGAACCAACAAGCGTCCAGAGGAGAAGACCTTCGGAGGCTTCGTATCTGACTCCAATTCCAAGGGTCGTACTCAGGAGCTAGTTATCAATCAGGCTCAGAAGTCTATTGAAATACTAGGTTCGTCTAATCAGCTACCAGAAACTCGTAAGGCTTACGCTGACTTCCTCTTTGGAGACAACAAGCCAGGCTCTTCTCTCATGGATCGTCTTGAGCCAGGGACTCAACGAGACAAGGCGTTCTCTATGGTTCTCCAGAAGAACTCTCTTGATGCTCTCAAGAAGCTAGAGTCTGAGAAGCCAGGGACTATGGAGACATTCCGTAAGTGGATGGAACAGAACGGTACTGTCCATATAATGCACAGGATGGGAGACCTTAACGCGGTCAACGCCAAGAACGATGCATACCAGATTGTCTTCTCGGAAAACAGTGGTCGGTTCGAGGCACGTCCTAACGCAGCCTACAAGGGCGGTCCAGCGGACGTTACATTCAAGGCCCAGGCTAAGGCCCAGGCAGATAAGCTAGTATCAGAAGCTAACGGCTCACTTGCTGTGATGCGTCCTGGTCTAGAAATGATCGCGCCACCTAAGCAGGATGTGAATAGGTATATCGCTAACTTCATCTTTGATCGTGGTGGATTCCAAGCTATCGAACGTAAGAACGCTCAAGCTGAACCACAACAGTAACCTACTCTAGAAACAAAGAACCCCGGCCTCACTCAACGGTGAAGTCGGGGTTTTCTTTTGTCTTACTTCTTCTTCTTGACTACGTACCGATCATCATTGCCGATGCCACGTAGACGATGGGCGACCAGGGTAATGGCGTTCCACGCTACGTGAAGATCGTGGTGTAGACCACTCTCCTCGTCCTTGTCCTCGCCAGTAGACCACTTGTTAAGGTGGCGCTGTAGAGAACCACGGATGCCCTTGTCCCAGTCTAGGCCCTTGGCCCAGTTGTGACGGGCGTACTTATTAGCACCGTAATCGTAGACCTTAGCGATCTCATTTAGGGCGTCTCCGGGGAGCATGTGCACCCCTTCCTTGCCAGTATTAAAACGAAGGGCCTTAACCCTTGCCTTGCGCGACATGCTTGACAGCCTCCAATAGTTGAGGATTGTTTAGTAGTAGTTCAGTGATAGACTTACCAAGAGCGTCAACTACAAGCTCTTCCTGCTTCTGTGTCTTGATAAGACCAGGGTGAGACCAAAACAGATGATGAAGAATCTCATGGATCAATAGCTCTAGAACCATCGAGCTAGGTGCAGTAGCAATAGCGTCCTTGTACAGGGCGATCTGCTTCTTACCGTAGAAGGCCTCGCCCATTGTCTTAGGGTCTGTACCTTCTGGCAAAGGAACCACATCTACCTTGATAGTATGGGCACCCACCTTTACGGTGGGCACCTTACTAAGAAACTTAGCCATCTAGTACGGCCTTGAGTTGTTCGGTTGTCACGGGCTTGTAGTTAGGACCCTTGAGAACCTTACCATCTTCACGGTAGATAGGCTTGCCGTCTTCACCTAGCTTAGACATGTTGCTCTTGTGAACGAGCATCATAGCCTCAGCCTTGTACTTATCTAGACCAGCACTAACGAACCAACCATCTACTACGTACTGTAGATCACAGAGTTCCTTGAGGAGTTCTGTTAGGTTCTTAGCATCGACACTCTCACCAGCTTCTTCCAAGACAAGCTTGTTACGAAGAGTATTGAGTTCTCGATCTGGCATAGTAGGCTTGGTAGGTGCAGGCTGCCCAAAGGCTACATGGAACTCACGAACCATGTCTTCTGTGATAGGGTAGTTCTTAATGAGCCCCATCGCTGTGTTGTTAGTCTCTACTGTAACCTTCTTAGGTGCCACAGAATCCTCCTCCTCGGATGTCGCAGGCGTCATGGAACTCGACGTGCTCTTCAAAAGTTTGTCCAAGCTTAGACTTTGCTTCATCGTATCCCACAGCCGTGAGGGGTTGACCACCCCGAGCGCCATCAGGATAGCAAGTGAACCCCCGAAGACGAGGAGCATAGCTTGCAAGAGTGTTGGCAAACTTAGAAACATAATCGTCACTATGACCGTCAGCAGGAGCGCCAGGGAGATTGATGGTCGAGCTGATAGCCATGTCAACGTAGTCTTGAACATCTGCTTGAAACTTGATACGACGTTCATAATCATTTGCAAGGTCCGATGCTGTTTCGATTGTGTCTGGATCGATGCCGTAACGCTCGATCATTTCCTGTGCCATGAAGTCCACACCATAAGTGGAGACCCAACGGTTATTGTTATTAAGATATCTGCGCTTGTAGGCTACTGAGTAGATGGGCTCGATGCCACTTGTAGTACCAGCAATGAGACCGATAGTGCCAGTTGGAGCAATGCTCCGATTAGCAACGGGTCTCGATACTCCGAGCGAGGATGCAAATTTACTGCTAGTATCGTTAGACACATCACGATAAATTGCAAGCCAGCTATGTAACTCAGGTGTAACGTCGTACTTTGATCCTCGTTGAATTAGCCATTCATGCATTCCCATTAGACCGAGGCCAAGACGACGATTCTTCTCACGTACCTTAGCAACCTTATCATATGGTAGCTTGGCCTCAAGTGTGCCACACAATAGGAACTTAGTAGCTAGTTCCACTACGTGTTTGAACTCTTCTAGTGTAGATATACGAGATAGATTAAGAGACCCAAGATTGCATACATCAGAGTCATCACTAGAGGTGACTTCACAGCAAGCGTTACGTAGTGTTTCATTTTCCTTGTCGTAGAAGTTGAATGAGAATCCTGGTTCACCAGTGGTGACAGCCTTGCGCACATTGGTGAGGAACGTAGCCCCCACATCGCCTGTGCTCTTGTATGTCTCGACCCACTTAGTGTCGTAGTTCACAGAGATATTGGTCATGTCTAGGTCGCAAGGTAGAGTGGGGTCCTTAGCTCGGGCCTCACCGTACGTCATGCCAGTCTTGCCTAGAGGCTGATCGTTCCAGTCCTTGACCTTAAGGAACTTCTCGATATCTCCGTGCTGCCAATTGAGAGAGCCATAGATAGCTGAGCGACGAGAGCCACCCTGCATTACGTTACGACCGATCTCATTGATCATCTTCATGGTAGCGATAGGACCTGTGGCCCAACCACCAGCACCCTTGATAGGTGTGCCTTCGGCGCGATAGACACTATAGTCTACACCGATACCACCACCTGTCATCAAGCAACGAGTGACACGCCAAGCTAGGTCAGCCCAGTCTTCCTTAGTGTCTTCCTCAGCCTTGAGCAGATAGCAGTTATTGTAGTACTTGTTAGGACGACCGGCATAGTACAGGTACCGACCACCTGGAATGAACTTCATATCGGACATGAACTGGATAAGCGTGTCACGCTCGTCCTTAGGCATTCGATCCTTCACAACTTCGTTGACCAAAGTTGCGCAGAGTTCAGCCCATGTCTCAGCACCTTCGTGCTTGTACTTGTTATTGAAGATATCGTAGCTCAGTTGACTACGGAAGGGTTCAGGAATGGAGGTCACAGCATCCTCATTAATTGTTGTTTGTTGAACTTCGCTCGTTTCTTGGTAGGAATGAACCGAGGTTCGTCACCCCGGTCCTTCCGTTGCTTAGTCTGTAGGCGCAAGCCGTTGACTTGCTTCTTGCGTCGCTTGTTGTCCCTCCGACGCTTTACAGTGCCGAATTTCTCGGCTGAGGGTAGGTCTAGATCACTTCGCATAGAGACTATCTCGCGTAGTACTTCTTGAGCTCATCCATAGCTACGAAGGTGGGTGAGTACACACCTGGAGATACGAAGTCCTTAACGATAAGACCACGCCACCACTTGTGCTCTGCCTGTCCTGCCCAGTCTGTCTTGTAGTCCTGGTAGACACCAGCACACAAAGACATAAGGGTAGCGCCCTTGTCGTTAACCTGTACATCGAAGCTCAGAGTGTGGTTGTGTCCCACTGTAGAAGATCGATGTCGCTTCTGGTTAAGATTGTAGGCTAGGTGCTGTCCCGAGATAGGTCGATTAGCTACACCTGAAACCATGTAGTGAGCGTAATCAACGCCATCGATGGTCTTGATGCCGGGAGTATTTCCATCATAAGGAACTACCTCATCATAGAAACTACCCAACTCTAGATCATCCATAGAGATAACACCGTCTAGCTCTGGATTGAGATCGACGTACCGTGAGATACGATCTTCGTGGTTACCAATGAAGAAGAAACTCTTGGGCTTGCGCTTCTTGTTCTTCTTGTACTGGTGCCACATGCGCTCTTGGAAATCGAGGTGGCTTGAGATATCCTTGCGGTACCGCTTGCCCTCGAAAGATAGCTTGCCCTTGCTGTCGTGTCGAAGCGAGGACATGTCTGCGCTATCACCAAGATGGATCACAACGTCTGGCTTAAGCTCAAACATTGCGATGCCTAACCAATCAGCCCGATCGTTGCTGTGACTTGGATGGGCATGAGAATCAGGCACGAGTAGATGGCGGCAATTCATTATTCAAACCAATCCTTAGGAATAGAGCCAACACAATATGGGAAACCGTACTTCTTACACCAATCAGAGTAGCGCATCTTAGAGCCACTGATCTTGTTGTCCTTATCGAACACCATACGAATGTCTAGCTCAGGATTGGCTAGCTTAACTGCCCGCATCTTGGTCCGAGACTGACCGTCAAAGTAACCCTTAACTTCCAGATACAGGCTGTCATTCACAATAAAATCAGGCCAGTACTTCTTAGTCAAAGTATAGTCTAGAGCTACGTCTTCATACTTGAACTTGACCTTAGCCTTCTTAAGTTCCTTGTTGATCCGTATCTCTAGTCCGCTCTTGAGCTGACCGCGCTTCTTGAATTGCTTAGAACTTCTTCGAGGCTTGCTCAACCTTGGGCTCCTTTACTACCTTGGTTAGATATACTGGACCGTTGGAATACTCGTACACCTTGAGTCCCGTGCCGCCATTCGCGTCCTTCCAGCACTCATGCTTGAACGCACAATAGGCGCACCGAGTACCCAGTTTTTCATTCCCCGATGCTCCCATAGGAACTGGATCGAAGCACTTAGGTGGTGGAGCTTCGCTCTTAACGAGGGCTTGCTTACGGCTATAGGATTCCTTAATCGCATCCACCTTGAGGTTGTCGTCTGGTCGCCAGAAAGATAGACACACTCGGCCATCAGACTTATCCGCCACGAGGAAGGCAGCTTCTCCCTTGACCACCAAGTCTTTATCGGACTGCAACGCACCCAGATACGAGAACAACTGGGATCGATATCCGAATGGATCGTCTTGAGCAAGTCGTCCAGAAAGAAATTTGTCATAGGAAAAGGGTGCTGCTGATTTAACATCTACTAGAACCCCATCAATGATACTATCGATGTGGCCAGTAACACCATTAAGTACGACTTCATGCTGACGCTTAGCAACGTCGTGTCCTGCCACTTCTGCCAGAAATAGGAGTAGTTCTTCAATGAGATCTCCGTATAGGAACTTGAATAGAACCTCAGGCTCCATCTTCTCGGCAGCCTCAGGCTTATTGTAGTGGTACCAAAGCTTACGATCTGGCTCACCCATCCGAGACATACGTAGCTCGCCCTTCTTGGGCTCACGAGGTGCTGTCAGGCGGGAGGCGATCATATCAGCTACACGCTTACCGAACTCCTCAGAAAGAGCAGGGGGCACTGAGGCCCCCTTCTCCAACACTGAATAGATATCATCGACAAGCGTAGTAATGTTCTTAGCCTTCACAGAAGGCATGCCCACTTTCGTGGGCTTATCAGAAGGGGAGGTCAACTGCTTCCTCTCGGTCGTACTGCTTACGCTCAGCCATTTCGTCAATGCGAACAGAGTCAAGACGGAAGGCGTTCTCGGTGCTCTTAGGAATCTGGAACAAGATACCCTTGATGGTTACACGAGAGCCATCGACAATCTCTGGACGCTCATCAACGTACATGGTGCCTTCGGCTGGGTAGATGTGCACCAAGCCTAGGTCGTCGCCCTTAGCGTTCTTGAATGGGCGAGCAACAGAGTAGTAAATCTGGCCTGTCTTGTTATCCTTGCGCTGCTTGAGCTTGAGGCTCATGCCTAGCATTTCCTTGAGAGACTTCTCATCAGGATAGAATGCCATGTTGTAGCGCTCGTACTCCTGATCACCAGGAGGATTAAGCTTAGCCCAGCGGCACGTACCGCTTAGGTAGACTTCCTTAACTGCCATGTTAGTTAAGTTCCTTTTCGTCGTGGACTGCTTCTACAATCCCAAGAGCTTCGCGTAGTTCAGCGTCATCGATCTGGCTAGCCTGAGCTGTGATCAGGTCCTTGATCGCTGGCACTGTGGAGATATCGTAGGTGTCAATGACCTTTGGTTCCTTCATATCCTTGAGGAACTCTAGGGCCTTCTTCTGCGCCTCTTCAATAGAGGCAGCGGGTACTGTGATCGTTACATATCGGGGCTCGTAGTAAAGAGCCGTAACGTTGTAGGCATTCAGTGTGGGTGTCAAAAATGATATCCTTTAATGGGTCTCCAGATACTTGATAGCAGAAAGTAGAACAGTTATGTCGTCCTGTAACAATCCTAAGGCTCTGTTGCATCGATTGCAGAGAAGCCCTCTCACATTGTCAGTCTTATGACAGTGATCTATGGCTAGTCTCTGTGATCCGTATGGACCGAAAGATGTGACAGACTTACAGATAGCACAACAACCGTCCTGCCTTTTCAGTATGCTGTTGTATTCTTCTACAGTCAGACCGTACTTATGTTTGTAGTTGCGCCGACGCTGAGACGCCAGCGCTTTCTCTGGATTATCAAGACGATACTTTTTCCTAGCCTTGTTATCACAGGATTTACAACGATAAGCATTCTTATAGAATAGATCCGGTTCTTTCTGCTCCTTACATACAGTACACTGTTTCATATTAACCTTAGTGACAATCGAGCCAATTGAGACCAAGCTTGCCGTCGCCCTCCATTGGACAATTCAATGAGAGTTCCGTTCCTTGGGCCGCAATCGCTTTCTCTACAATAGACTTAACAGTATACGCTAGTTCCTTGTCGTCGTCAACCATAAAGATTGCCTCATCATGTACGATGTTGATGAGTCGATAAGAAACACCAAGTTTATCAAGCTCTTGGCACGCTTTGATGACTGCTCTTTTTACGATAACAGCCTCACCACCTTGCAGCATACCGGCCATGATGAGCCGTTCCTGGTCGGGTGTGATGATGAGCCGGTCGTCTAGGCCCTTAAAGAAACCATCCGCAAACATCTTAGGGATTGTCTCTGTACGTAGCTTATACAGACCGGGGTAGAACTTAATGAAGTTATCGAATGCTTCGGTTGCTTCCTTCTGAGAGCAATTGAATATCTCTCGGACCTTGCCTGCTGTGCACCCCATGAGGAATGCATAGATGAATGTCTTGGCACGGTCACGAGACTCACAGATTTTACCGAGAGCGTTCTTATTCAGAGTGTGAGGATCGTCGCCAGTCTTCTGCGAACCCTTAGTCACAGCATGGATGAACTTCTCATCGTTCATGTAGTGAGCAAGGATACGTAGCTGAATGCCAGCAGCATCCACACCTACCAGTATCTTACCCTTAGGTGCTCGCCACAGCCTGCGGAACATACCACCTAGGTACGTGGCAAGCTTGTTGAGTTCCTTTGAGTTGTACTTGATCGATTTCTTAGCTGAGATATTAGCCATATTGGGATCGTTATGGGACATACGATGAGTCCAAGAACCAATATGATTAAACCTACCGTGAACACAGCCTGTGTCCTCGCGATAAGCTCCAAGCCATTCGTCAAGCTTTCGGATACGGGTTTCAATTACCAGCCTCTTAAGAAGTAAGCGGGCACCCTCCGGTGCTGTGTCCGGTATGGTAGCCAAATTGGTTTCCGACACCTTCCAACCGTAGAACTTGAAGTGCTCCGCTTTGGCCTTGTCCCTGTTATCCTTATGGCCGTCAGTCTTTTCCGTGGGTTGCCAGCCAGCTTCCCATAATCTCTCAACCACTTGCTTGGGTGATGATGGGTTGAACGGCTGGTGTTGTATGCGCGTGAAAGGCGAGTCAACCGAGAAGTGCTCCAGTGGTCCATCGTACCACCGTAGTCCAACCACACTGAGAGTCCCAGCCTTAGTTTGACGAGGCGTAAACTCTGCCACGGGGACAACCTTAGGCGGGAACGCCTTTGTAATTTCTGCGTCCAACGCGTCACGTTGTTGGGCGAGTACATCACGTATTCTCCTAGCTCTGCGAGCGTCAAAGGGAAACCCATCCTCGTGCATACGTCGGCACAGATAGGCTAGATAGTTCTCAGTCTCGATAGCTTGGGTCCAGGAACCCATCTTCTTCATGAGTAGTTGGTATAGCTTAAGGTTGACCTCTACATCCTGGATGCAGTAGTCAATCATTTCTTGGCTTAGCTTCGACCAATCATTGAATCCACCTTTTGCGCAGCCAAGGCGGCTACCCCACGCTCGAAGCGAATGTCCACCTCCAAGGTCTTGATACATGAGACGTGAGAGGACGAGGGTATCGTGTACCTTGATGTTGTCTCGTCGGTAGAGATCGAGTAGATCGATTCCCCAAACGTCTCGTATAGCTGGCAGATCAAAGTCGAGAATGTTGTGACCGGCAATGAGGGCCACGTCTCCGAAGTACGCAAGTCCTGGACTGTTAAGGAATACATCTGGTTTGGCATCTGGCTTGTCGATATCTCGGACAACCATGCACCAAATTCTAGTGGGGTTAAGGGAATCACACTCGATGTCAATTAAGAGTCTCCTCAATTAGCTCTCCTTCTTCATCAACAAAGACCACACTCTCGAAGCCTTTGTCTTCAAGAAATTGACGGCAACCATCACAAGGCCTAGAGCAAGCAAGGTTCCCGTTACGATGAACGCGAACAACGATGACGCTACAATCACTGTAGTCATCCATATCGCAAGCAAGAACAGCATTAAGCTCTGCATGTAGGTGTCCCCATCCATTGTATTCCTTGGCTACTGGGTGTGTCTTGTAACTATTCGGTCGGAGTTCTACAACACGACCTCTCTTATCTAGGACGGCGGCTGCCAATCGGTAGCCCCAGCCTACGCCATCAGTGGCGGCTGCTGTATCCTT